AAATAATTGTCAAAATTACCACCATTCACAACAAAATACTATATTTTTTTCAAAGTTAAATTTTTTTTGGTTTCAAAGAAAAAATGTATGTATAATATACTAAATAATTAAATCTTGATTGATTGTATATAGTCATTGATATATCAATATTCTTGACTCATAAAATAAAGATAAAACAGGTTAAATTAATATGGAATAGTAACAAGCTAGTAACATAAAAAATAAGCCCACCCCATTACGGAGTGAGCTTTATTTTTAATAGTATATTCTTTGTCCCGGATAGATATAGTTTGCGTTACGGATCCCATTTTTTGACTGTAAATAACTAACCGAGTATCCAGTTAATGCACTAATGTGCGATAAACTGTCACCACGTTGTACAATTCTATAACGTGGCGTATTTGACGATTTAACCGCTGTTCCTGTCACTTTAAGGCGTTGGCCTACATAGATGTAGTTAGCATTCATAATACCATTCAAAGACTGCAATTTAGCAGATGTCGTGCCATACTTCGCAGCGATTCCGCTTAGTGTATCTCCAGAACGGACAGTGTAATATGTGGCACCAGCAATTTTATTCTGTGCTTGCTGTGTTTGTGAGCTAGTCAAAGTAATTTCAACATCTGCTTTATTAATCCAGCTCATAATGCTAGACAATAGAACCTTATTGCCAGATACTTGTTGAACCTTGTAAGACTTGCCTTTGACCCATGACGGTATGCCGGCACCGTTAGACCACTTATAAGCTGAATAATTGACCTTGACGGTATATCCAGCTTTAATAGCTGATTTAGGAGTCTTGTTAGCTTGCAAGCCTTGTTTGATAGCAGTAGGTTGTTTTTTATTGCTACCAACAGGATTTGGCACCTTACCGCCTGTATTTGGATTACGATAGCCATTATAGCCGTTATGGAACACTTTTAAGAAGTCCACACTGACATCTAAGCCTTGTGGGCGTCCCATTGAAGTAAATTGCCATGCAGCCATGTTAGTAATGACCGGTGCGTAATTCATATTTGGTCTTTGTGTTACTTGCATAGTCGGATATTGTGCAATCCAACTTGAATTAGGGAACGCCTTAACGATCTGATTATAATAAGCAATGCTGTTGATATATGACTTGCCAGTGTACAGTACTGGTGTATATCCTTTAGCTTTAACTTCACGCATACCAGCAATAATTGCATTAGTGTTGCCTTGCTTGCTGTATGCAGAATAACCCTCTTCCACATCAAGGGCAATTACTGAACCCTTTGGTGTTTGCAACTGTGGGATAAAGTGGTCAACGATTGCACGAGCTCTAGCTGTACTTGCTCCAGATTCAAACCAGATATAGGTATGAGCTTTTAAACCTTGAGCAATCGCAGAACTGACCTGCGAGTGATAGGTTGCTTGATTGTAGTAATAACCGTGTGTATAGCCACCAATTTGGCTAATCATAAACTTATCATTGGGGGTTGCTTTAATAGCACTGTAACCTTGATACTTGCTTAAATCAGTACCGATTTCTTGCGCCTGTGTCTGTGTTGCACCAGCAAACAAAAAGCCCACTGCAATAGCGAGCCCTGTAATTATTTTTTTATTCAAAATATCACTCCTTCTTGTCAGTTGGAGCAACTAATACCCCGAATGCTGTTAGCAACGAAATAACTGCCGTAACAGCGCCTGTAATGGTCGTTGCTTGTGTTTGGTCAACCGTTACGCCTAAAGCTGTTAAGATACCTACTCCAGCCGAGATAACAGTACCAGCTAACGTTGTCCATGCTGCTGCCGATTTAGTGTTAAAGTTAAATTTAATTTTCTTCAATATGCGCATCTCCTTTTACTGGTAAGTTCTGGCACTTGTTATATAAAATCTTTCCTGTGCCATTTCCGCCTAAATTCTGATAACTACGAAATAAATATTCTAGATCGTTCAGTTCTCCAGTCGAAATATAACCATTATCCAAGTAAACCTTGCAATTTTCATAAATCATATGGTGAAGGACTGCAACATTGCCTGCTTTCAAGTTCTCATCGACTTGCTTCATGGCTTCAACATTTTTGTCGTGGTTTTCCAACCATTGCTTACGTTCCTTGTCTTTGGCAATCAATTTTTCTTTTTCTAAAGCATGTTTATTTTGCATGTAACTCACACCTGTTTTACCCAGCCAAGCAAACACGCCAAAAAAGCCGGCTTGACTAAGGAGGCCGACCCACTGCTTTATTAGTTCTAAATCCACAAATAAATCACTTCTTTCTGCACAAAAATAGCCGCCCTTGCGTACTGTGGATTTCGTAGGCGACCAAATTATTTAGTAATCTTCACCAGTAATTTCTTTGTACTGGTCTTCAGTAATAGTACCGATCTCAACATATGCTCGAATATCGCAACCCCAAGCGTTCATTTGTTTGATAAAATCCAACATAATTAAGCACCTTCCTTAATCTGTAGTTCGAGTTGGGCAATACGAATCCCTAATTGGTTAATCATCAGCTGTTCTGGTGATGGCGATGTTCTGGCCATACCAGGCTTCGGGTCATCCTTGTGTTTGTTCTCCCATTGTTCTTGTGTGATCCCAACCCACTTATTACCGTCCCATGTTGGGTCATACATACCTGTTAGATCATCGTTGATTGGCTCAACTAGCGTCGCATTTTCAGGAACTGCGGCATCATCAGCAATAGCATCCGAGCCAATAAATATTCTAGTTTTTTCATCAAAATAATAAATCGCTTTCATCTTTTTTTTCCTCCTTAGCCCATTAAATATGAATAATAGATACTAATATTGCCTGAAGCCTCATAATCCCATGCGTATATACGTCCATCAGGATTAATTGCTTTCCCCGTAGGGAATATAACTCGTGCAGGAACAATACTTTGTGGAAGCTGAACAACATAACCTGAGCCAGCAGAAGATGGAGCAACAGCAACTCCTCTTAGCTCAACAAAGTATCCAACTCCAAAAAGAGATACTCTTCTATAAAAAATTCCTCCATCCTTGTTAGCCTTTGCGCCATTAAGATAAGTCATTCCAGTATTAGTCCATCCGGTATCACTAATGTTGTTTCTTATTGTATTAAAATTATCCTGAATCGCCTCAGGACCATTTTCCATTCCGGTAAATATTTTGGTTAGTTCCATAATTAGCTTCCTTTCTATCTATAATAAAGAGCATTGATACCGTTAAATGCACCAAAGCTCCCATCTTCTAGTCTCTTAAATTGTGTTCCGTCAGTAAAACTGCTGTCAGTGCTAATCAACTCAATGATACTTGATCCACCATTACTAGATATAACTTTGGCGTCAACCGTCTTCTTTTTGCCGCCACCAAACGTCCCCGATGGTTCCGTACCGATTGGCACTAATCCAAGTGAGTATGTTTGGAATCTAAGTGTAATTAAACCACCAACAGTCAATATTGTTGGGATAATGAAACGCAAACCACGTGTCTTTACCGTGATTTCTTTACGTGTGCCATTCCTTAAGCCATTGTTGGGGATAATACCGAAAGTATAACTTGTATAAGGCATTAAACCTGTAATAGTTACAGTTTTACTTGAGACAGTAGTTTTGAGTGTTGTACCTTCATATACCTTGTAGTTCAAGGGATCGCCCCCTTTACTAATTCCATGTTAAAGTAACACCGCTTGATGTTACATTGGAAGTTGTTAAAGAAGTTACCGTTACTAATGCTTCATATACGGTAATCGTAGCCGTTGCCGTCTTACCACTGGAAGCAGTTGCCGTTAGTGTAAAAGTGCCAGGTTTAAGTGCTTTAACTGTTCCAGTGCTGTCAACAGTCGCAATAGTCGTATCACTTGATTTGTAAGTAACCGTTTTGTTCGTTGCGTCTGAAGGTGCCAAAGTAACATTTGCCTTAATCGAATTGCCAACTTCCATTGTTTTGCTAATCGACAACGTAATTGAAGTTACTGGAATAGCTGACGTAGTTACCGTTACAACATTTGATTTGGCACTCTCACGAATACCATTCCAAGCACTAACTGCGAAGGTATACTGAGTATTTGGTGACAAGCCAGTGATCGTGACGGTTTTATCACCATTAACTTCTTTAACTTTTTCACCGTTTTGATAAACATAATATATCACTTATATCACTCCCAATTCATTTTTATACTGTTTTCGTTTATCGGACTTACCACTAAAAATTTAGGTGCCTCTACGGTTGGCTTTGGTCACCGCCATTCGGATGGTCTGTAGCATTAACACCTAAGTCAAATCGTAAGATACGATTCTTATCGATGATATACCAGCAACGATCAGCAGGTTGATAGACAGGATATCCTGTTAGTGCGAAACCAGCAGGAAGTTCAATCTTAACATTATTAGCATCAACATAACTAGCAGTGGATTCTATAAATTTAGCCTTTGTACCACCAAATATAGTGGCTTTACCAAGTCCTCCAATTTCAGTACCGATGGCGTCTTCATAATAACTAACCGTAACGTCTGGATTACGTCCAAGACCATGTTTGATAGTTACTAAATAACCTGACGGTATAGCCATTGACAACATTTGTTCAATATTTTCAAGACGACCGTCCAGTGTTGGGAATTTACCATATATATTAGAGTCTCTAGCATTAATAACCTCACTATCAACAGTAGCATTAGCTATGACATCTCTAAACTCTTGCTCTAGATCTGTTTGACGATCCTCAACCTCAACCTGACGATTTTCCATGATAGCTTCAAAGCTGTTTAACGCGGTTTGAAATTGTTGAAGCGTAATCAGACCTTTCTCGAGCATGTACCCAGCCAGCAATACCCATTGAGATAATGATTTGCGTACATCTTTACCAAACATCTTATCTGCAATCTGGTCTGAGTTTGTTTCGGCTGCTTTTACTAAGTCTGTTGACGGTGTGACGGTTAACGCTGGTGTTGATGTGTCATCATGATAATCAGCTTGCTTGTCAAACGTAACTTTCTTAGTAGTCCAACCTAAAATATCTTCTGCCATTTTCTCACCCCTTTGTTAAATAAGCTTTCTTGAATCTATCACTAGGCTCTGTACTCATATCAACGTTTGTTGAGATACCGCTGATATGTCCTTTGCTAGTGTATTGCCATAAATCATACGGATAAAGTGGCTTCCTTGAATTAGCAATCGTACCATCATTAATACCATAGCTTGGAATCCAAATCTGGGTTCGAGATGTATTAATTGAAGGATATAAAGCATTACTTACATAAATAACAATCTTGTTGTCAGGAATACCTAACGCATTAAGCTTGCTCATATAAGCTGTTACAGCTGCGGATAGAGTTCCACTCGTTACACTGTTTTTCTCAACATCAATCATCCAGAATCTAGGTTGCTTACGACTACCAATAGCCGAAGTAGCTCGATTATAGAAATCCCTTGCTTCAATCTCAGCATCGTTTGCATCAAGAGCCGAGAAATATGCATAAACAGCGTAGTTTGCTCCTGCACTAATAGCATTAGGAATATTAGCTGTGTATGTTTCATCTATGTGTGAACTACCAGACTGTATACGAATAACAGATAACGCTAATCCTCCGCTTACAACTTGAGACCAATTAATACTTCCTTGAAACTCTGAAACATCAATAATAGAACCAGTGTAGTAGTTATCAGAATTAATTTGGTCTTGCAGTTCTTTTACTAGATTTTTCAGGTCAGCAATCCCAGCTAGATCGGCATTATCAATGTCTGCTTGCAACTTGTCGATCGTTTCTTGTTGTGCTGTAACAGCAGTCTGCATCTCTTTATTTTTGTTATTAAGAGTAATAATCTGTCCATTCTGTGTAGACACAGTAGCTCTCAACTGTTTTACTACTTCCGCAGCCTTGCGATTTTCCAACTGATAGGAACTGAGTGACACTTGCTTATCTGCAATCGTTAGGGTCGATTTATTCCAGTTACCAAAATCAATAGTCTTACCAGCTATTCGCAACATCTTAGGAATTGTAATATTAGGTTGGATAAATGAATACCGATCAGAAATTCTGAACGAATTAAATTCTGGTAATTCTAATGCATCGACTGTCCACGATTCTTTAGACGAGCTTTGCGCTGCAATCCAATTTTTGGCTTTCGTCAACAAAATAGCCGGTTCGTGAACATCATCCCACTGCACCGACTTTCTTATTATTCCAAATTCTTGTTGTAGATCTGAGATATCTAGATAATCTCTGCCTCCATTAACTGATCTAATATCTATTCTTGGTTGACTGACTTGTGTGTCTAGATCGGGACTAGTTTCACTTTGTTCGATCGTAGCTCCTAAGGGTACTAGCTGTGTAATAACTTCGGTCGGGTCTATCTGGACGCTTGCTGCTTGTAGATTCTTGCCGATTTTGATTGGTGTATCATCTGTATGGTCCTTTCCCGGATTCTGCACATAATCAATATAGTTAATACCATTAAGGTATTCAACTCTGATATATCCACCCAGCCGACTAACTAGCTTATCCTTGATCGTGTCCCATGTAGTAGCACCATCTTCGATATAGCGATACACGTTGTCGGTCGAATTAGTTACATCTACATTTCGCACCGTGAACTTCTTATAATCAGGCACTTGTGAATTATGTGTGTCAATTAAACGCTGAAAAAATTGTTTCGGCGTGGTGTTCTGCACCTTAGCCCATCGCTGAGACGTGTCTTGCAAATAATTCTGGATAGATTCAAACGTGAATGTTTGAAGAAATTGACCGTTATCTTTCATCTGACGAGTCACATCAAGTGCACGTCCGCGAAAAAGTAAGTTGTTGTCTTGGTAGACTTCTGCATGTGTCTGCATTGGTCTAACATTACCAAACAAATAATTAGCTTGGTTAACTGTCAGTGTTAGCCTGTCAATTTCACTTTCTAGTAATTCAAGTTTGCCATCGCTAATATAGTGGTTAATTCGTGGGTCAAATACCACATGGCCAGTTGTTTCAGTTGGAGAATCATAAGCAATAATTCTATACACTAAATCATCTCCTCGCGATAAAACTTGAACTCAATTGTGCCATCGCCTGATAAGGTTAGCTTATTTTCACCCATCGCCAGCACTAACTGAGTGTCCTTGTAGTTGCCATCCGTTAAGTTCAGCGTGCCAAAACTACCCGATACATTAACCGTACCTGTGACAATCAACTCACACTCAGCCGATTTAGAACCAATGTTGAACAAACTAATTGACTGACTTCCGTTGACTGTATATTTAGTCTCCTGAAATATCCAATGTGGAAAGTAAACATCGTCCCAAATGTCCGAGCCCTCTGCCTTGTTATAGATAGCAAACGGATAACAAATGAAAACCACAGTTGCCACGAGTTTTTGATATTGCTGATCATCCTCAACCGTCACTGACTGGCATTTTCCTAACCAATGATAGCCTCGATCGTGAGAATCATATAACTGTTGGACACCTAACGGCATTAATTGACGTTTGATGTCTTGTTCCAAATTTTTGCGATCATCGTATCCGTGTCCTACTGCTTGGATTTTATAAGTGATCGTTCGCCGATCGAAATATCTTTCATTTTCGAATTGACTAAAATCATAGACTCCCTGCATCAGTGGTACTGTCTCAGTGATTTCTTTTTCATTTGGAGTGGGAGCGTCACGAGTAACCAACCACAAACCATATTCTCGGCTATTAAACGAACCAAAATTTAAACCTTCAACAATCGTGTTTTCGTTTGGTTCATCTGAACTAATTGTGTCTACAAATTCATAACTCATGTGAATCTTACCCCCAATCTTGTATTATTTCCCAAAGCGTCATCCATTTTGTCTTTAGTCGCACCAACTAATTCACCAGAATCAAGCATGATCACTTTCCCATCGTGAATCGCATTGATCACTTCATCTAATTTCCCACTAAGTGGCGATTGATCAATTGTTAAGTTTTGATTTCTAAATGCGCTTGAATTGTTGATCGGTTCGGGTGTGTTAAAATTCAACTTCTGTAAACGAGCCGCATTTTGAATATTATCCATCGTGTCAGACATTGCTTGTGTAGCATATTGAGCATTATCGGTAATCCCGACTGCAATACCTAATGTCAAATACTTACCAACTTCATCACGTAACAAACGAGATGGAGAATGAATTTTCGCAGCTTTCTTAGCTGTCGCATTGATCTTTGCAACTAAACTAGCCATTGCAGATAATGCAGAGCCAGAATTGGCACGAATACCTGCAGCAAGTCCTGCTGCCATCTGTGAGCCAACTGAGTTGAATGAAACTGACTTAGCACCAGATTTAGCAGCATTAGCTAATGATTTACCTGCAGAACGAGCTGAACCAGTCTTAGATTTAACACCACTAGCATAAGCTGAGCCATTTGAAGAACCAGCAGATTTATATTTAGATTTTTCAGACTTAGCACCAGTAGCTCCAGAACTTGCAACTGATTTCGCTGATGATTTCGCTTTGCTCTTAGTACCTTTAACTCCTGTTCCGTAAGCGTTACCGTTACCTTTACCTGCCGATTTATACTTCGATTTTTCGCTCTTAGCACCAGATGCACCACTGGATCCAATATCTTTACCAGCTGACTTAGATTTCTCTTTGGATGATTTAACACCATCAGCATGAGCTTTACCATTATCTTGACCAGCTTTTTTGTGCTTGGGTTTTCCAGAACCTGCACCTTTAGATGATTCAGTTGCTAAATATTTACCAGCGCCCGCAAAATCTCCTGACTTTAAAGCGTTAATAAAATTTTGTTTACCTTCATCACCTTTTTTGAACATTCCAGGTGGCAAGGTATTCAGTCCATCAGTTCCGTCTTTCGAAATGGCAGCAGTGATCTGTGCAGTTGTTGCTTTACCTGTTGATAATGCTTGAACTAAGTTTGTTACACCTTTAGTCCCAGATTGTTGCAACATCAAGGCGAAAGCTTGCATTTGTTGGCCAGTATTATTGTTCATCTGCACAAACGATAAAAACATCGCTTGTACTTGTTGCGCAGTAACGTTGGTCATGGACTGCAAACCGGCCGCCCAAGTTTGATAATTCAATTTAGAACCGTTAGCAATCGTCATGTTCATCTGAGTACCAAACTGGATCTGTTGCGCAGTCATTTGTTGATTATGCTGTTGTTGCGTAACTAATTGCTGTTGCAACTGCGCTTTGGTTGTTTGATCTTTAGTCTGGTTGATTTGATCTTGCAGTTGTTTGATCTTCGTTTCACCAGCTGTGATCTGTTGTGCGCGCAAGTTGTAGTTCGCTTGCAAGGTTGTCACTGTGGCTTCACGTTCTTGTTGGTTCAATTTCTGACCATTCTGAACTCGTGATAATTGAGCTTGCACAAAAATCTGATTTTGTTCCATCAACTTCTGTTTGATCTGGTTATTTTGATCAGTCAACATGGTAACCTGATCTTGAGTCATGGCTGTTCCATCAGAAAAACGTTTGTCTTTTAATTGCCGATCTAAATCTCCTGTGATATTAATCAGCGTTTGACTGTTTTTCTGAGTCGCATTAGCAAGGTTCTGGTTAGCTTCATTAACAGCATTAACACGAGCTTGACCAGTTTGTTTTTCTGCATTGGTCATTTGTTTCTTGTAATTTTCGGACGCTTTAGACGCATTTTGTTGATACTGATCCAGAGAATTATTAACGTTTGTCAGAAATTCCTTAGTTTTAGCTGAAACACCATCGGTATTGATCAATTCTGAAAAATCAGTTTTCGATTGCTCAAAATCTGATTTCATCTGTTTTGTTGATTTACCTAAGTTCTTGACTGAAACGCCAGTTGCGTCAAGATCAGTTTTAGCGCTCTTTGATGATTTGCCAAGTTGGCTAAATGAATCATAACCAGTTTGACCTGCGTCAACGAATGCTTGGCCCATATCTTTGACCGCATCTCCAGCTTGGCCCATGTCTTTCTTAGCGTCAGATAAGGCTTTTCCAGCTTCTTTGAAATGACCAGTTGCAGCTAACATTAAACCTTTGAGCGTGTTACCTGCTGCAGTACCGACTTTTACAACTGCAGTTAATCCATCAACGATCAATCTAAGCGCAGTAGCTAAAGCGATCACTGCGACAACAACAGCACTAATAACTGCTGCACCTGCAACCTTGAATATTCCAGCAACTAAACCACCGATCGGTTTCAAGGCTTCTCCGATCCCATCGATACTTGGTTTCATTGAATCAAACATGCCTTTGATTCCACTGATCGCAGTCTTAACAACTCCTTGAATATTGGCGAAATTGCTTGACCAGGCTGCATAAATCGCAGTTGCGACTAACGCCACACCCGCAGCAATTAAGGTTAAGGACCCTAACGAAGCACCTAAACCAGCTGTGCTAGAAGTTAATGCTGAAATGGTATCGGGACCAGCGCCCATTGTTGTCAACATCTTGGCGTAAGCCCCATTTAATGAGATCGCAGCTTGTTTAGGGTTCATTAAAGCAGTAGTCATTGCTGAACCAGCGCTTCGAGCCTTACCTGGTAAACCAGTGAATGCTGTACCGATACCTTTCAAACGCCCAACCATCAGCTGTGCACCGTTAGCTGACATTGCGTCATTAAAGAAACTATTAACAGCAACTAAGGCGGTCTTAGACGCTCCACCGATCTTCGTAAATGTTCCAACTACCAAACCACGCATACCATTCGCAGCAGTTCCAGTCATTCTTAAACCAGTTTGGACTAAGCTCAAATCAGCCTGCATTGTTTCCATAAATTGGATAGTTTTTGCGCCACCAACACCAATACCTTTGAATGTTTCTAAGGCTAAGAATGCGGGTAAGGTAACTTTTAACGCTGATCCAACTTGTTGGATAGATGGTAACATTTTCAAGATCCCAGACGCTGCTTCGATCGCTTTCTGGGTAAATTGTTGAATACTTGCCTGATTATCCTGCAAATAATCGTTAAATTTACCGATCGAATCGGTCGCAGCGTCAACTGCACCTTTTAAAGTTCCCCCAAATGTTTGCTCTAAAATAATTGACAGAGATTCCAACGAACCAAAAAATTGTTCAACTGAACTCTTCAAGTCATTCTGCATGGTTTTAGCCATTTCAGCAGCTGCACCATCAGAGTTCTTTAATTTACTAGTCAAGTTTTCCAGCTTGCCAGATTGTGCTGATAACAATGTATTGATCGCACGTCCACCTTGAACACCGTAAATTTGTGACAAGTAATATTGTTTCTGCTGATCTGTCATACCAGATAACTTAGACCGTAATTCGCTCATCTGTGTGGCGAGTGGTTTCATCTTACCAGCAGAATCAAACGCACTAAATCCAAGCTTATCCATTGCTTTTTGGGCTTCACCGCTGGGGTTTTGAACTTTAGTAAGTGCCATCGCTAAGTTAGAACCAGCCTCTGAACCTTTAATACCAGCGTCAGACAATACACCGATCGCAGCAGCAGTTTCTTCTAGTGATAAACCAGCTGTATGTGCTTGAGGTGCAACCATCTTCAAGGCTTCACCCATGTCACTAGCTTCAGCGTTAGTGTCAGCGGCGGCACGTGCGAAAACGTCCGCCACATGACCAGCACTTGATGCAGATAAACCAAAACCATTTAAGGCAACTGCAGCGTTTTCCGCAGCGTTCCCAACGTTACCACCAGAAACAGCGGCTAAATCAAGGACACCAGGCATAGCTTCCATTATTTCTTTAGGTTTCATACCTGCAGACGCAAGGTTTTCCATACCTTCAGCGGCTTCTTTAGCAGAAAACGCCGTGTCAGCACCTAATTTAATAGCCTGATCGTTCATAGACTTTAATTGGTTTTTACTGGCACCAGAAATAGCACCTACACGTGACATTTGATGTTCGAAATCAGCACCAGTTTTTAATGCAGCAGTTCCCAAAGCAATTAAGCCAACCGCTCCAGCTTTAGCACTGGTAGAAACTAATTTAGAAGAACGAGCGAGCGCATTAGTTGACGACATAGACGACTTTGCGACTTGTTGATTAAAACGGTTATAAACGGCTTGAGCTTCTTTAAATGCAGCCGTATATTGCCCGATATTGGCACGCAAGGTCATCTCTGTACTATATTCAGCCATGTTTAACCTCCTTTCTTCTTAGATATTCTTCGTGACGTTTTGCAATATTTACTAGATCTTGATTCATCTCAGATTCAGGTTTTTGCGGATCATAAACTGCTTTAAGTGCTTTTTGATAATCAAAAAACTCATCAAAGTTCTTGAACTGTGGATCACCATGCTCATCAACGTTTTGCACGATTGCAAACGACCATGCGAGATCCTTACGCTTCAACATCTCATCGACTTCACGCAAGTTATAAGCTAACATTTGCCAGCAATATTCACGCAAAGTCATTTGTTCGATCCGATTGAGATCTTTCAATCCCAAAAATCTAAAACAATTCAGGACTATTGTTCGGTATTGTTCACTTGCAGATTCTTTTTCAGGTTGTCGGTCACGACTTTCTCCATCATTTTCTCGACTGCTTTCGTATCCTTGTCCGATTGTTTGATCAGCGGTTTCGTCATTCGTGCACTCTTGAATTCCTTTACAAATTTGTCGAAAAAATCGGTGTACGCTTTGTCATTTGGTAAATCATCCACCCAATCTTCAAACATTGATTCCGTTAGATCGACACCATCTTCAGTATTTAATGCAGCGTGTAAGGCTTCATACATCGCAAACGGATCACTTGAGTTTAGCCGTGCGTAAATCGTCTTAACACCAATTCCAAACTTGATTCCTTGATTTTGGTTATATTTTTCGTCTAATTCTTTGATGAATTTCAGTCCAAAATGTAACGGGTATGTTTCACCTTCAAGTGTGATTTCCATGTTTTTTATTCCTCCATTAATAAAAAATACCCGCCCCAAATTGGTATTGTGAATTTAGTTAGGCGAGTAAATTGTTAATTATTCAACTGTAATTGGTGCTGTTGTGTTATCGGTTAGAGTTGCGGTACCACCAGTAATCAAACCACCTTCATCTTTAGTAAGTTTGATTGATTTAATGGACGCACCAGCTTTACCGTCAGCACCTTTGGGACCAGGTGTTAATTCGATTTCAGCAATACCATCTTCGATATGCTTGATTTTATCAGTGGTAACCAAAGCATTTGCTGTTTCAGCTGCAGTGATGTTTTCAGCTAGTGACTTAGACTCATCATATTGATAAGTTCCCCAAGTTTGTTTTTCGTAAGCCATGTTTTAGCTCCTTTCTATTTATCTAATATGGTTGCCCCGATGATAGCCTGATCAGCGATCGGGGCTACTATTTTCCCGCTTCTTCACCGCCAGCATCAGTTGCTTTAACTGTGTCTTGGAAAGCGTATTGGATTTCGTTTTGCTGTTCAGTTGTCAGAGTGGCAAAACCGTCCTGTGGCAGTTGGTCAATATTCATGGTTGTCTTGAGTTCGGTCAACTTACCAACTTCCGCAGGTGTCTCCCAATCTTGCATATAACCTTGCCCATAACGAGCTTCGAACTTATTACCGTCTTCTTGTGGTGCTGCAAGGTTAATATCCCAAACTTCCAACTTAGCCCCATCTTTAACCGCTTGTTCCAACATCTTATTAACTGGGTCATTTGATGCAATAGCTTCAATGTCCAAAGTTGCAACAGCTGTTGCTGGGGAGTTGATGTTACCGTCCTTAGTTTCGGTTGAATCTGATTTAGCCTCAAACTTCCAGGAGTGTTGTGTTTGAAGTGCTAATTTAGCTGCACCTTCCTGTGTGCGTTGGTCGTAGCGTCTGAACATTAAGATTCGATCACGACCGTATACTGGTGTTACTTCAGCCATATTTATTGGCTCCTTTCTTAATTTGCATATTGAAATGTAATATCTAAAATTCCATGTCTTAATAACTGTGAAGTGCTTTTATCATCAGCAAGTTGTATATAACAACTTTGATAAGCGACCGTATAAACATTTGCAGTTCGCAGTAATTTACACTGTCGTTTGATCATTCGTGCCATCTCGGTTATTTTCTTACGCTGATTTTCATCACCATAAAGGTGAACTGTGGTTCGAACTGTCCCAACTTCATACCATGATTTAGTTTCGTTTGGCGTGTCGAACTGCTCACCGATAAATACGAACGGATAACCGACTGTATTCGGTGTCTGCGTGTAAGTGTCGTAACCTAAATTTGCTGAGATCTTATAAATTTCATCAAAGATCGCTTGTGTGGGAGATTTATCAACCAGTGGCGATCCACCCACTGCGCTGTTTTTATCAATTTCAACGATGATCACTCACCAACCTCTCCATTTCAGAAACGAATGTATCTTCGGTTTCGTATAAAGCTGGTCTTAAATGTGGTGTACCAGGTTGGAACCGAGTCCCGTATTCCTGATACGCATCATATTCAGCGTCTCCGCTTACCACTGCTACAAAATCAGTCAGAGTGACCGTAAAGTTAAGGTGAATGTGACGCTTTAAGAAACCAGTATCAACAGGCGCTTTTTTCATTGCTAAATTCTGCATGCTTGCGCCATTGCGCTTGACCACTTCGATCACGTCTTTCCCAATTTTTTCGTTTTTATGCAAAAAATTGACAAAATTATGATCCATGCTGACTGTGGCACTAATTCCCGTTCGCATCATCATTCCCCCTAACTAAGATTATTTGTCGTCTCCCGACAGTTTTTTGCGTTACAAAAAAATACTTACCATTACCAGTTAAGCAGTAATCATAAGTATCTTTGTAAGGTTGTTTTAGATGAATTATCAGGTCAGATTCTTGGAGATTCCCAAAAACTAACGCTGATTTCGCCATCGTGGGAGTGACCACATGGCACCAACGGTTGACTTCAATTGGCTCCGTTGACACATTCTCCCCTAAGTCTGGGTCGTAATGCGAGTCCCCTTTTTTAACGAACGTGACTCTATCTGTATATCTCAATACATCACGAACTTTCCTTTGGTTTCGGTCGGATCTTTAGTACTTAGCCAGTCCGCAATATCTTGTGCGAACGGTGCTAAATCGTCTGTTTGATAGCTGGCACTAACTTCACTTTCCGAAGTCGATGTTTTACCTTCATCATTGATCCGATTGAAACGAGAAATGGAAGCTTCGACAACAATATAATTCAATTCAGTCGGTACGGTTTTAACACCGTTTAAACGAGCTTGTAAGCGAGTTTGAATAAGAGTAATGATATTATCCAAAACATCATCTTGCTCACCGTCAGCTAGCCCCAATACCGATTTAATCATTGCTTTATTGTCTGTCATGCTATCACTTCCTTAATATCGCAGTCCCCAGGGTCATGTTATCCATGATTGGGGCTGTTATTTTCCCGCGTCTTCTCCTGAACCGCCAATAGTACCGACAACAACTTTAGTGTCATCGTACAAGTAAGCTGCGTAGTGAGCGTCAGCTGTCATTACAGTGATTTTCTTAACGATGTCACGATCAGTTTCAACTTGCACATCACGCTTGCGTACTAACTTCAAAGCTGGAGAAGTTTCACTTGCTTTAATGAATAATGCTTCAGTGTCAGCTAATTTCTTAGTTCGAACGATCTGAACACCTAACACATCAAGATAAGCACCAGTTACTAATTGGTTTGCTCCAACTTCAGAACCGACTTTCTTATCGATCGCATCTGCACGGATCAAAGCAGCGTTTTTTGGGTTGACCAACATCACAACAGTTGCGTCATCTTCGTCACCAAAAACATCTAAACCAGCTTGAACACCAGCCACATCAGGTGTGATATTAGCTTTTTGTGTACCGCCTTTAGCAGCAGTCAATAGATCATCATCGATCTTATTGCTCATCGATAAACCAAGCTGTTTAGTTGATTCTTTCAATGGATCACCGTAACCAGATAATACTGATTCATCAGTGATCTGTGTACCTTTACCAGCCTTGTGGATCTTAACTGATTTACTCTTAGTACCGAGTTTATCCAATGGGATTGCAGTACCTTCGGCTACGTCCTTAGCGTCACCAATATAGGTGTAAGCTGGGAACTTCAGCGTATCTCCTGGCTGTCCTTTCAAAGTATCGTCCACCTGTGCAAGTGGTGTAAAACGTAGTGCTTTTTCCAATTCGTATGAAACCATTGGTGCGAGCACTTCGGGGTTGACCATATCAGCCAACATTGTAGTTGTGTCTGCCATAATTTATTTTCCTCCTAGCATTTGTTTGAATCCTTCTGGATTTTCTTTTTGCAGTTTGGCGATCTCTGCATAAGACATCTTGTTATAATCAGCAGTCCTTACTTGAGTTTGGGTAAAATCTTTAGGTGTTTTTCCCTTCATGATTTCATCAACTGCGGATTGTCTGATCGTTTTAGCGAACTCTGTGAGTGCATTAACGTTAGCTTGAGTAGTTTCCGCCTTATCGGTCACAACAAGGTTTAAAACGTCATCAGGGGCGCTTATTTTAGCTTCTGCGAACATTGAACGAGCTTGACCTTGCATTTCATAACGTGCTAATTGATCTTGTGCGTCCTGCGCACGTTTGTTAGCTTGGTCTAACTCAAATTGTTGCTTCTGTTCAGCATTCATCTTGGCTAATTTCTTCGCCTGTTCTTCTTTTTCCTTGTTTTTTTGTTGCTCACGAGCTAAACGTTCAGCAATCATTTTGTTCACTTGATCTTTGGTGTACGTTTTTCCCTCCGGTTCGGGAGTTGGTTCAGGTTCTGGTGTCGGCTCTGGTTCTGGAGCTGGATCCGTAGGCTTTGGTTCAGGGTCGGCAAAATACTGTAACTTCATTTTCATAATTCATTTCCTCCATTTTTAAATCTGGGTCGATTTTTGATTTACTCACGATCGTTGTTTAATGTCGGCAATCGAGGAAAAACGACAATTATTTAACGCATAACTGCGAGATGTAAGGACCACCTGCCTTAAAGTGATTTAATCTGACAAATATTTTCGGTTGAAACTACGATTTTATGTTCATCTTCATCAACAAACGGTAAAAATCTAAGTGGTTTATCAGTAAATAATTGTGAGACGAACCATTTTTCAATCTTAACGGTCTTAGTTACAAATTCGCCTTGGTCGTTATTAACTCCGCACCAATAAGTTATTTCATACTCATCCAAATATCACACCTCCAAAACTGCATAAAAATAGCGGTGGCTGTTAAATCAACCATCGCTTTAATAAATTCTGTCTTTATGTTCAGGAACCTTATACGGTTTCTTATCTTTAATGCATTGTTTAATAACTTCATTCACGTTCTTTTCCCCAGAATATTCATAAATCGGGAAATTCTCATCAAACATTTCAACATAGTCCAATAATAAATCAATTTGGGACATGATATTCAGCTCCTTCTTTAACAAGCCAATCGACAGTTTTTAAAAATTTATCATATGCAGTTGGAAAATATTTTTTAATTTTCGCAAGTGATTCAGGGTTGGAAATTGTTGCAGAATACATTTCAGCGAATGCTTCAGTACCTTGATTCGGGTTATTAAGTCCTTCAAAATAATTAGAAGTATGTCCAAAACCTAAATTTTCTCCACTCACTCCTTGCATCATATCAGAGACATCTACCATACTTTTTTCATTTTCATGCATTTCGTTTAATAGATTTTTTCTAATTTTTGCTTGAGCATATTTTCGTTTCCCGTTATCATTCAATTCTCCGTTAGCGCGAGTCATAAGTTGTTCTCCTCTATACGCATAACTATACTCATCAAATCGAGCTAATTCTGAGTAATCGACTCCTTTAGACAATTGTTTATTCATTAGATTTTCCCAGTCAATATCCATCGTGCGCCCGAGTGACCAATAATCATTGATTTCGTTCTTTACACTGGAAGCATATACACCCTTTTCACTCTGTGATACGTAATCTATATAATGGCCAAATTCGTGGAAAACTGTAGTATATTTTCCACGAAATTCATTACCATCAATAGCTTTTACCGATTTAGGGTCTAATTGAACTTTACCAGTTGATGGTAGGAAATACGAACTATCACTATTATCATAACCTGATATACGCATTCCGTCACTATATTTATCCCACAAATCTCGCATTGGTTTAGGTGCATTACTTAATATATCAGACATTTCTTGACGTTCTTCATCATCGAAATATTTCTTGAAATCATCTTGTTCGAAATGCTCAATTTCTTTTTTAACCTCACCAAACCACGCCGATTTCGAACATTTACAACGTGGGTGAATTGGCACTTCGGGTGCTTTATCAATCTTATAAACACCATCGTTTTCAGCTGCGATTTCCAAACAAATATCACAGGCAGTCGGTTCAGCAACCCACTTCACATACTCAACATTATTTTTCTTGAATAATTCAGTTTGCAGTTGGTCTTGGACTCTGGCAGTTTCGGTAATCATCAAACGTTCAGCTACTGCGGTACTGTTCTTGATTTCCTTGCTGATATTTGAACGAACGTACTGCACTAACTGTTTCGGGTTGATTCCCCGAATCATTGAGCGAGTGAGCAAGGTATCAAGCTTAGCTTTGAGTTCATCTTGAGCCACCCACAACCGTTGTGACCAAACTGCACCATGAAAACTTGCATTAACGATCGTGTCCATATTAGATCTCACTTGCACATTAGCGTGTCGTCCTAAAATACCAGACTGACGATCTAACTCATCCAAATATGACTCTTTAAGATTACCGTAAAACTGCTGTTCCTGTTCGTTGGTAAATTCAGTCAATTCTTGACCAACCTGTGATTTTAAATATTCTAAGCGGTTGATTTTCATCGTGGCGTTATAAATCTTCAAACGATCGTTAGCATACGGACTGAAATCTTTCTGCTCGACCATTTTCTTAGCAGTAGATTCAAACGACTTCACATCAAAGCTCTTAACCGCCTTAACAGCGTCTTTCATGCTCATACCAGTATCACTAGCATAAGTGGCATAGAACTGCTTGATTTGCCGTTCTAAGTTATCTTGCAGGACTTTGTACTGCTGAGTCATCTGCTTAACATATTCAGCGTCTGACTTCTGTCGTTCCTTGATCCACTTTTGTTCACGTTTTAACCAATAATTATTCTTCGTCATTATCATCACGCTTCAATGCTTGAGAATTTTTAACTGCGTTATTAAGTTGTTCACTTTGTTCTTTTTGCATTTGCTCGATTTCTTCACGCGGACTATCCACCAAACTAGGTAAGGCTTTAAGCTGGGTTTCTTTCGAGACGACTCCTTCCAACGTGCTTGCGATGGTTGCTTCAACTTCCACATTCTTCGGTAAGTTACGCGTGAATTGGAACTTAATATTGTCGAGCGGTGTGAGCTGGTCAGTACCTTGGACAACTGCGACCTTGAGATCTTCCACATTGAACACGATCCGATATAAATCACGTAGCGATGCAGTGAATTCTTGTTCCTTAACAGACGCTAACGAGCGCATTCCTTGCATTTTAAGCTCAATCGAGTAACCAGATTGGTCGTTACCAGTTGCATTCACATCATCCAAGTTGGTGACCATCGTGGTTTGGAACAAATAACGGGTCAACCGATCGATCAAATTTTCTTGTGTACCGTCACCATTTGGGCGCTCTAAGAACTTCGCATCACCATTTTCAGCAGTGTTAGCAATTACGCGATTATCCTGCATGTTCTTGATAGTCTCTTCGTCCAACTCTCCGCCTTTGAAGAATAAATAAGCGTCTGCAATAGCTTCCACATCATTCGCTTTCTGTGACATTGCATTATTTATCCCATCCATGATAGACACAGCAGACTCATCAAATAACGGCATTCGCTCATCGTTTTCCATAAACTCTACGGCGGGAACTGCTGCAAACGGATGTGATTCAGATTCAGCAAACTTTTCATCGTTAAAATACTGGCACTCTGTTTCTGACCAACATTCACCGTGAATTCCATCATCGTCTTTGTAATACCGTACAAAATACAATGGTTTATGCCCGACAGACATGTCATATACCATAAAAGATGTTTGTGGCTTGCTCATTGCGATATTGAGCTGCTGCTCTTCATCTCGATATAAAAACGCATATACTCGGCCGTATTTACTTGATTCTTTGGCCAGCTTCGAAATCATCGGTGGCAGTGAGTTGCGATTGTTGAATGCTTGTAGTTTATCGTTTTGACTCTCGTCCGTTGATGTAATCGTAGGTGGAACTCCAGCAAAAAAACCGTTAAAAACATTAACCAAATATTTTGCGAAGTTGATTGCAATGCGATTATCTGGTTTGTTTAACGGCTTTTTAGGTCCATCAGCAATGGCGTAATGGCCTTTATACATCTGCTCATTTTTGTTGTATGTCGTGATCTCATCGTTAGCTTTGATAAACGTGTTTAAATCTTCGCCTGTAATATCCTGGTCACGTGGATAAGTAAAAACATTGTTCTCATCGATCTGACAATCAGTCATAAATTCATCTCCTTAAATATTGATGTTGTAAGTCTTGATCTTCGGTCTTGCTTGACCGTTGATCTCTTCGACTGCATAACGAATAGCGTCAACGCAATGGTTATAACTATCCACTGGTTTGTTGATGTATTCGTTTGTCGTTTTATCTTTCTGGTAAGTATAGTTCTCAAACTCTTCGATAGTTTTCACACAACGATCATCGATAATGATTTCAAACTGCTGCAAGAATGAGATTCCTTGAACGATTGAATCAGGTCCTTTGGTTGCTGCTCTAATTCGTGAAACCCCATCGCGTTTGATCTCTTCAATTGATTTCTTTTCTGCAGCATCGGCAGTGATCACTTCTTTGCTGTAACCTAAATCGTTGATAACCTTAGCGATCTCATTGTTCAGCATGTTCTTCTTAACGTATTCTTCCAGGATATACAGCTTCATGTTATCCATGTCTGCTTTAACGTGAATAAATACCGATGGATCATTAACGAAACCAAAATCAAGTCCAAACAAACTCGGGACGTTAATCGTTTCAGGTCGTAGTCGTTCCGTCTTGAACGATGGGAACACGAGCTTATCTAACGTGGCAAACTTCCCCAGCGTATAGATCTTGTAATAAGCTGGGTTAGTGACTTTCAAACGTTCGATCGTATCGATGTTGTCTTGATCTAAGAAATGATTGTCTTTGTAAGTCGAGTGATGAACTGCGATTCGTTTGGGATCGATCACTGCTTCTTCACTGAACCATTGCTTATATGTCCAATTCAGCTTTGAAACTGGGTTAAACATTGCGAATAGTTGTCGTTGTTTATGTTTAGGTTCACGCAAACGCAAAGTAAGCTGAGTAAAATCATCGAGAGTAAACTCCGATGCTTCTTCCATCACAACATCGGATAAACCTTTGATCGACTTAATTTTTTCGGGATCATCCATTCCTTTGAACAAAAAAACCGAGCCATTCGGTAATTCGATGGTCCGGTCTGATTTATTAACTTTACAAAAACGTAAAATCTTCCAAGTTGAGAGACAGTCTAAAACATCAGCGAAAATCGATTCTTTGATCGTGCGGTCAACCTTACGCAACCACAACACCTTACGTGGATATTTCCAAGGCTGCAAGGACTTAGCAACGACTTTTTGCACAACACCATGTGACTTACCACTTGATGCTCCTCCATACCAAACTTCAACACTACGAGAATAATCAAACAGCACATCATAAATTTGTTTATTAAAAACCTTTTTGGGTTTTGGGAAATTTAATTTAATCTTCGTCATTCCATTCACCCACATCGATCTCAATATTCTTATTAGTGTTTTCGACTTTGTCAGTCCAGGCGCCGTATCGCTTACCAATAAGCTCTGCTGCTTTAATGCGATCTTTAGCACCAACTTCAACATCAGTGAATAAACCTTTAGCAGTTGCTACTGTTTCAGTTTGTTCTCCACGCATTGTTTCGGTGAGATACTCCATGACTTCGGTTATATCAGCAGTTTTTTTGGTTTTGATTTCTTCGAGCCGTTTATCGATTGCATTTTTTATTTCAAGTTTTTTAAGGTTTTCACTACCAACTTGACCAGCAGTTTTCTTTGAATAACCAGCTTTAATTGCTGATTCTGTCGCATTTCCACATTCGATATATTCATCAACAAATTTCTGCTGTTTTACTGTCAATTTCCGAGCCATGATCTCACCTCACTTTCAAAATAAAAAAGACACCGCTAGGTGTCCTCTCTGATAATTCTTGATACTACCATTATCTCATGTTTCATCCCGCTTGTAAACCGAACTCTTACCGACATTAACCCGACATTGTTTGACACCTTCCGAATATAATCGTTCAACATGTCGGCAACTTAAACCCAAAAAACTAGCAGTATCTTTTAAAGTTCTAGAATATAAAAAATATGATTCTAATACTTCACGCTGATTGCCGTTATTCAGCTTTAAAATAACTTCTAAGACGTTTTTAAACTGTTTACGTGCAATTATACTCAAAGAGTTTATTTCGTCCTCTAAAGCTGTTTTTTGAACGATAATAGCATCAAAATCGTTTGTAGGTTCACTTGATGGCATTCCTGTTAATCTTTGACTCTGCACATCAGCTTGTTCATCAAGTGCTGCTAATTCTTCTTCAAGTTCATCGATCTTTTTTTGTGTGATCCGATATTGCATCAAAAATTTTTTGTTTTCTTTAAAATCGTTCAAAAATCTTCACTTCCCTAAAATTTTTTAAGTACCACAGATGACCACTAAAAACCACAGATGAAATAAAAAGTTGTAGTCACCTTGAGCCTTAGTGCCCCATGCGATACAGCAATTTGACCACCAAAACCACAGATAAATCCCTATTACTATATATTTCTTTTTCTACCCGCTTTTCCCTAAAATATTTTAACTATCTTTAATTCTGTAATAAAAGGAAATCATCTGTGGTTCTAGTAACCGAACGGGTTGCGCCTTACAGCACCATAGGTTACAGGCGTTACAGATGATTTTTTCATCTGTGGTCATCTGTAATGTTCGTGTTTAGCTTAAATAAGTTGTCGCAGTAGTGTTACAGCTCTCACATTGCGTTACAGAAAGAATTCGATGAGAAAACTCTAATAATTAAAAATTACGCTTAGTTACTAAAAGTAAGTTAAAATAATCAGTCGAAAAACGTTGAATTTGTAGTTTTATTTATAGTTACAATAAGTAATATTTATAGCAGGTAAAACACGAACATTAAAAATGTCATACACCCTAAAACACGAACAATCAAAATTTTAAATGTACGGTTTTAGCCTAGATAGCGCACCATCAGTGCGATTATAAGTACCCAAAATATAATGCACGGTAGCAAACTATTCAAACATCCACGAAATAAGTTCATTTTTTGAAGAACCCCCTCCGCTTGGAAACCCGATATAATTTCGGACCGATCCTGCGATAAATATATCTGCTGCGATTAAATGTCATCATTGTCATCCTCCATAACATCCTTGATATGTTTCTTATTGGTAAACTTATCAACGGTTCTCTTAGCTACAAACTTAATAAATGCGCGTTGTAAAAATAATTTATCAAGTAACCTTTTCTCAAGTTTCCAAGCCCACGTGAGTAATAAATAAAACATCGTCAATACCCCTAACACTAAAACTGCGTAACTCATACCAGTAATCATGATATTAACTATTTTCATGAACATACTTACACCTCGTATTTGTATATTAAATTTGTGTCCTGATTCTTAAATCGTTTGTGTGCTGTTGGATAAGATAACCACCTAGCTGAACTCACTGAAATATGCATAAATTCCGCTAGTTCTTGGATCGTATCGGCGACTGTGATAAACCTGTCGCCACGATACAGTGCGTAAAATTTCATAATCACACCTCACAGTATTCATCCAAATCATAGATAAACGATTCCATTTTCCGTTTATTAAAACGATAAAGTAAGGTTGTTTCATCGCTTGGGCTGTCAAAATTTAAACCATTTCTAAAAAACAAATATCCGTTGTTATCAGTTTTTTTGTCATAAAATTCATCATAATCAGAGCCCCAAGAATCAGCTTCTTTAGGTTGGAAATTCTTCCAAACCTTTTTTGCATTCTCTTTTAGAAATATCCGTAAATCGTTAAGGTCAGAATTATAAGTTACTGCTTCAATATCCTTACGTTCTGCATGAATCTCAATATTGGTGCGATTAACTCGCACAATTAAATTGTCAAATTGTTTTTCTATCATTCACTGACCTCGACTTTCTCGAACAAGTCATTGTCTAGGTGATAGTGTTTAATTTCTTCGGCAGTAAACTGAAATCGATGATCCTCAAGTTGTTCATAAGTTGATTGAAGCTTGCCATATCTTGACTTGAAATAATATGAACTGTGAGAGTTGGGAACCTTCACCTTGAATTTGACTGGCTCAAATACTTCGATCAATGATTCATCAGCCCATGCACGTGCAAAGTCATTTTGTGCATTGACATCTTCTTTTGTAGTTTCGTGATTGAAAAATTTGCTATACAAGTGCTGATATTTGCCACCAGCCATATCAACACGTGTTATTGCCACACTAAGAAGCGGACTATAATTCTTGAGTTCATCGAACTCTTTCTTCTCTGCCACACTCATGCGGACTTTTGGATAAAGCAGAGACTTGGGAATATTGACTTTGTTGACGTCCCAAAGCTCTTCCAAATTTCCTTTCGATTCATCACCACGAAACATTTCAATATTCTTTAAATCTTCGCCTTTAATCGTTACGTAATCTTCCATTTTGCTCTCCTCCATCATTTGAGATACTTCGATATAATCATGTGTATGCATTTCAGTATCATATCCATAAGAAATCAAATTATATACATCAAGTTTGATGTATAGACCCACATTCGTAATTGCGTTATTTCCGATAATGTTGTCTCGAATTTTACTGTTGCTAGGATTTTCAGAACCATTAACCCATTTAATATTTTTATTCTCATTTTCAAACCATTGCATCAGCCAGTCCCACTGCTCTTGCGTCCGTACTCGGTAATACTTGGTCATACCTTGACCCTCGCTTTCTTTAGATAATCAAACCTTGACATGATCGTGCCGTTTTTCTTAAACTTCACAAATTTCCTATCTCCGATGTGCTCCTTTGTAATCAGTTCTACCCGACTTTCATATTCGACCCAACCAGAATCGGTCTTCATCATGTATTGGTGTTTCATCGCCTGCAGTTCCTGATAACGGGTCATCATGCCATTTTCTAAAATAATCTTATGGATAACTTTCGGGCTTGCTGAATCGGTCGCCATTTGCTGGATTGTCATGCCTTTAGTCAGCATTCGGCGAATTTTCTGGACTGAAACATTTTGTTTCTGGTTACGCTTGGGGTCTAAGTCATATTTCTTCATATACACTCGGACTGTTTCGGTCGTACACTTGATTTTTCGTGCGATCTCTCCTAACGTGTAACCCTGCCAATATAACTCTGATACTTGTCTATCTAAGTCATGATACACTTGCTTGTGGTTGTGTTTGACGTGATTATCGAATGGCATATCGTCAACGATCTTCCGTAAACGGATAACTTCAGGATCAGACTCGAGTGCGTCTGGGTGCTGATCAAAATAACGTGCTAGTTCCAAACATGCTTGTCTGTAGGTGGTAGTCATAAGCGCTCCCTCCCATTTGGAAATTTATGTGTGTATTCTTGCTGGTACCAGCTACTAAAGCTCTTTAATACAACAGCTTCTTCTAAATCATTTAAGCTTGCCCACGCATGGCGATCTTCGTCACTTGAACATTCTTTGAAATCTAAAATTGCTTCCCAAGGATTATCTTCACTAAATTTGATTATTTCTTGTAAAGCTTCTAAAACAAGATTCATTTCTCCTTGATGTGGATATTGATTCATACTTTTTCAACTCCTTATTTTTATAATTTTTAATCGATTAAAACGTCCCGCAGCGGTAACGATCCGCTGTAAAAACCAATTCGGGACAACTTACCAACGATCATTGATGTTTTTTTAATTTGATCGTTGATAAAGTTAGCTAGGTTGGATAAGTGTGTAAATTAATTAAATATAACGGAGGTCTTATCACTCTCTTTTCTATGTTTTATATTTCCGAATCTAGCTATTTCGCTAAAAAACATAATTCGGCGCCTGAACTGTGTTTTTCAGCTATGACCGAGAGAGTTTTGAAGCTCAAACGGTCTGATAAATCACATGTATCGATAAATCGCCCATAAAATTAAAACCAAAACGAGTAGACCAAAGAATTCAAAAATAATAAATTCAGTTCCTGACATGTTCCACAGAAAACTAATTATTTCATTCATCATCGTCCTCCTGTTCCCATTTATTCATCGTTATTTTTCCTCCTGTAAATTCGTGTTGATTCGCCATTGACTCGGCGCGTGACTGACTGGAGATCATAATGTTTTTTGATTTCTTTACCAAATTGGATATTAGACACTGGTTGCATACCATTTCGAACGCAATATTCGGTGTAGGTGGTATAAACTTGCTTGATTGGCTGATTTTCGTACTCATTCGTTTGTAAATCTTCGAAGAACATCAACATTGGGTTATTTTCTACTTCATACTCTTCCAGCTCTGCGTCAACTTTTTTACTATTAGAGAACCCTTCATCGGCTAAGATCCGTTTGAGTGCATCAATCCCAATTCTAATCAGATATTGAATTGATTCGGGTTGTCGCAAGTCGTATTTGATATACGGTCTGAAATCAGGATCATCTTTGCTGAATTTGGCGTTAAACGGGATAATAATTAACCGCCGTGTGATCGCTGCAGCTCCCCGACCTTTTCCCAAACGTGGGATATTGTTTGCTGAAAATAACAATTTGGAGTAATTACTGAAATCAAAGGGATCCTTGCCTTTTCGCTCTACGTTCAAAGCGTCCCCTGTAACTAATTTCTTGAAAACTCCTGTCGATTTAACGAAATCATCTTCGATGTCGTCCCCGATATTAGCTAACTTCCCAAATAATTCGGCAGTTTTGAACCGTTCTCCCAACTCTCCTAAGTCAAGCGAGCTGACATTTTGTGCTCCCAACATGGTTTTTATCATGTCTAAGAACGTTGATTTACCGTTGGACTTCTCACCAGTGAGCATGAACGCCTTACCTAATTCATTTCTGCGATAGAACGTGTAACCGATCATTTCTTCCATCAAGTTTCTGATCTCGAGATCCTGACAAGCCATTTTATTAAGTGTTTGGTCTGTGAGTTCGCAGTAAGCGGTTGGGTCGTAGTCCCACGGTATTTTGTTAGTAATAATATGATCAGCGGTATAATCGATCAGTTCATCGGTATAAATGTTTAATAAACCGTTATTGAATGCAATATAAGCCGCATCTTCGGACTTATTATTTTCCATGGTCGAAATCTCCAAATATTCCAGAACTTCCTTGCGTTTGGCTTTGGTCAAGTCAGGAACATGTTTTATCATCTTTGATTCGATCAAACGATCACCTGGAACATAAATTCCATTATCAAACGTGTGCAGTACCCCATTGATCCGCTTGATGTGGTATTCAGATTTCAAAAAATTGGCGAATTTATCAAATAAAAATTTGTTTTTCTTGAAAAATATCGGCTTACTGAACGAATCATCACGTAAGATCACATCAAGTTCTCTTTCTTCCAATGGTTCTTCTAAAACATATTTATTGATCAACGTGATACATTCTCGGGCTTCGTCTTTGCTGAAATCATTAGCTTGAAGTGTCAGAATATAATTAAACAGCGCTTGATTTCGTCCATCACCGTTTTTCATTTCTTCAAAATCGATATGAGTGTTGACTGGTAATAACCATTTCGGGACGGTGTCGTAATTCTCGTCTTGGTCAATGTCGTAAATACATTCACGTTTTACACCTTGATTTTTTAAGATCTCTAGTGAACTGCGTGAACCTAATTTAATATCGATATTTAAGCCGATCGCTGCAGGTTGTTTGGTGACATTTTTACCTTGCCGATTGTTGTTTAAGAATAGGAAATGTTTGCCCCGTTTGGTCTCATAGACTCGACAATTGAGTTGGAGATCTTCGACAATATCCATGATTTTTTCAGAGTCTTCGAAATTATCCACATCAACTAGGATCGTGTTTTCGGCTAAAACACCAGCATAATCATGTTCACTTACATCGGCTAACGAACTGAAATCAGTGCGGTTTTTGAATGGTTCTAATGGTTGCTTGCCTTTAGTTTTGATGTAACCTCTATACAGTTGCTCCATTATTCTCCACTCCAAACTGCTCTAATCTCTTGTTAGCTAGGTCGATATACCACTGTTTATCCAGCTTTGGTGTAACTGGTTGATTTTTAATTTCATCGTTCCAGAGAAAACATTTTTCAGGACTGTTTGGGAACTTTGCAGGTCTGCCAGTTGTAGCATGAAACTTTAGCAACATACCGCTGTTTTGCTCGTTTGAAGCAAACACTCGCACACACCGCTCTGGAATAATTTCACCGTTCAAAGTGAAATATTTATACTTATAAGATAACTTGGCGACCAACTGAAATTGTTCTAAATCATCACAGCCATTAATCGTTGATTCGATAGGAACTTGGTATACGAAATAATCGTTTAAGGCTTTGTTGATGATCGGCAGATCGTTATCTAACGGGTTTAATTTCTTCACATAACCGCCTTTAGTTTTAACGTGTCCGTCTGCTGCGACCATCACATAATTGTTAACGTCTTTCTGGAAAACCTTGCGATACTCGCTAAATTCGAGATTTAAACCAGTACGTTGTTCCCACTCGTATGCAATGTCATCGATCATGTTGTAATCTTCATAGTGCTTCATCTTGATCAAAATACCATCGGTGTTACTTTGAATGATCTCGCAGTGATCTTCTAACTTCTCGATCAAATCTAAGATCAGTAATTGACCGTAAATACAAACTCGGTTCGCTTCTCTCGGGTCATATAAGGCGTTATTGCGATCTTTCATTGCTCCGTAGGTCGAATTGATAACGATCTTCAACGGTGCTTGTAACGGGTTCTTTTCACGTTTATATTTGACACGGGTTTTATAGATTTCCTCAAACTTTTTTGGTTCAGGAACTGAACGGGACATCAGATCATACTGGATCATCAAACTTGGGTACAAACTCGTTACGTCCATGTTTAAGTAATATCCTTCCCCAAAATATTGTTTTTTTGCTCCATGCACTCCACCCCATGCAAAAATGTGCGGGACACCTGCAATATCAGTTTCTAAGCGTTTGGTATAATCTCTATTTTCTGGATTTTTGTACCAATCCAAAACATTGGTGTATTTTTCAAGTTTTAAAGTCTTAGGAAAATCGATCTTGAACTCATCACTATATTCATGTTTATTAGCTCCTAAGATGATCGCAGCCATTTGAGCTTTCGTTCTGGATAAATAATAAAGATTCAAACCATCGTTAGACGCTAACTTTGCCAACTGCATTTGTGCTTCAAAATCTGATTTACGATTCAAGAAAACTTGTAAGGTGTTCTCAACATCATGCGTACAATAAGCAACTGTTTCATCGATTTCTGCAGCTGTTAATTTCCGTTTAATATCAAACGGGATCTCTGATTCTTTGATATTAGTTCCTAAAAAACCTTCTAGTGTTTTCAAACCACCATCGCCACGGATCATCACGTCATAATTGATCATTTTGACTTTACGAAACAGACTGGAGAACTTCCAGCCTGGTTGATTCTGGGTGATAATAAACTCGTTGACTTCATGTGGATCAAAACCGCAGATGATTGCTTTATGGATATACTGGTCATAATGGTTATTGTTATAACCGACCCAAATTTCATCTTGATGTTTCTCATGGAACTCGATCAGTTGTTTCCGATCGTTGATAATTACTGTTTTTTGTTTGGCGGTGGTGTCCAAGATAACCACTAACCAATCTTCGATAAATGATTCATAGTCGTAAAATAAAATGTTTTCCACCTCCAATAATTTGATACCCCAAGCCCCAACCAGTCAGTTAAGCCGACTAATCTAATTCAAAAATATCTGTGATCTTAAAGGTGTTGTAACCTTTCTTGTTCTGATCGTAATCAAGTTCATATTCCAAGTTTTCTGAAATATCTTCGAAAATATCTAAGATCAGTTCATGATACTGTGAGTAAGTTTCGAATGTGACTTTTTCATTAGAATCAAGGGAACGCAAGAACTCGCTTGCGATGTGGATCTGGAAACCTTGAGTGACAACTTGGTTCATGAAAATTCTTTGATTTTTGTACTTACCAGCTTGAACCTTGAACCAAACTGTAAGCATTGGATCACCCTTTTTTGACTGACCTAATTCAAGTTTGTCGATTGCAACTTCATATTTTCCATGTGGCACATCTTCGAAATGACCCGTACCGCCGTTTTCTGCAGCTTCTTTTTCGTCTGCCTGTAATTGCTTTGTGTCAAATTCACTGTCAAATTTTGCAAAAATATCTTCACTCATTATTTTTTCCTCCTATAATTTCAAACTCACCAATGTGAGTAATTCCGCGACTTAACAAACCTGAGATACAACCACGTTCTTGTCTTAACCACAAACTAGCTCTAGCAGTGTTTGGAAATGTGATTCTACGATTATTAAACGTACTAACTAAGGTTATTTTCATTCTTCATCGTCAGTTGTACGTTTGCGCCGTCTGCGTGTCCATGGTTTCTCTTCTGCTTCTGGTTCGTCCTTTGATTCTTCTTCAGTCTTGCGTGCTCTACGTTTGCGAGTACGTGGCTTAGGTTCTTCGGACTCGTCTCCCGTCTCAGGATCTTCCTCGATTTCTTCCAGTTCTGTTTCAGCAGGTTTTTCTTCTTCCTGTTCTTCAACATCTTCAGAACGTTTTCTGCGCTTACGTGTCTTTGGTTTTTCTTCCTCTGCGTCTGGTTCGACTTCTTCAGTTTTTGGTTCATCTTCGAGCTTAGTTTGTTTACGTTTCTTAGGTTTTTGACCTGCCGCTTGATCGTAAACTTTGACCAAAGCGTCATAACTGAGTTCAACATGATCTTCTTTGATTCCTGACAAACGACCGCCACCAAAAATCACTTCGTCAGACTTGAAGTTCAAGTAACGTTCGTCACCGTTAGCAACCAAACGAGCAACAATATCGACCATTCCAGCCAATTTATTAGCGACTTTCTCGCGGATGTTGGGTTTGATTGCGGTGATTTTATCCCCTGTCCGTTTGGTGATGTCTTTGCTGGTATCTTCGTGTGAGATCAGGATGATATTCTCATAATCAAGGTTCATGAAACGGCGGATCACTGATAGAAATTCGGTTAAAACTTTGTCCCACGCTCTGAAACTGTCATCTGATTCGTGTTCGATTCCCAATTTGTCATACATAAACAAGCGGCACATCTCGTAAGAATCATCAACTAAATCAAGTGCGACAGTCTTAAAATCGTTGTCTTTCTTTTCTAGTTCGCTGATCGTGTCTTTTAAGTTCTGCCATGCAAAGGTGCGGATCGTGCGGCGACCTTCTTGTTCGACAGTGTCCTTAATGTGCAAGTAAGGCATATCAACGAACTGGATATTTCCATCTGTCGTCAGGTCTAACGGGTCAGGAAATTCGTTCACGAAAGTTGTTTTTCCGCTAAACGGTGCACCATAGATCCACAACTTCCGTTTGGTAACTTTCTCAATGTTTCTGCGTTTGGTACTTGGTAATACAATCATGTAATCTTCTCCTTTTTCGACATACTTCCGATATTGACTAAATTTCCAAAATGGATCACTTTTATCTAAGGGAAATTCTTTAGCTTCTAATAAATGTTTTGCGTCAGTTAGAAAACTGATCACTTGATTCGGGTCATACTCAACTTCACAGGTTTCAGGAAAGTAATCATCGATCGCCCGACTTAATCGCTGCCTGAACTGATATAACGATTCGTCCTGTTTTTGTCTGATCCCGATTTTGGGGATAAACAAATAGTGAAGTTTATTGACTTTTCCGTATAATAGTTCAAAATAATACTTGTAAAGGTGCAGTTGTGGACTTTTTAGATAGTTCTTTTTGGAGTTTGAATATTTGAAATCCCAAATATCAAACGTTCCATCGTCATTTTTGGTCAACATATCGATAAAACCGATAAAATCTTTGTTGCTCAGTGTTACTTCATACTTGCCGGTAGGTGGTAACAACTTACGAGCTTTTGGTGCTAAGCCCTCGATTTTCATTGCTTCTTCGATATGACGATCAGTGATGATCGGATAACTATCAAAGTAAGTCTGCACTGCTTTTTTTGTGCTTTCTTGTAGTGCCGTGTGCATTGCCGTTCCCAAAATTAAAGGATCTTTCGGGTCAAAATCTGGCAATGTTTTTAGCTTTTCAAGATACCGCAGTTTGTATTCGAGAGGGTTGCGTAAGAATGTGCTAACCCTGCTGTAAGAGAGTTGCAAAATAACACCTCCTCAATGATCGTTTTAAATTGCTTGAAACCGCTGGGATATAAGATCACTCCCAAGCCCCCAGCTTGGTTAATTAGTTCTGTGTTGCGTTTTTGGAGGTCAGACGGTCGTCCTGTAACGTTTTTAAGCTCAACTGAGATAAATACACCATTGGCACAAACAATTAAATCTGGTACACCTGCGGACTGATAACCGCCACCCCAAACTTTGAAGAACCACCCCCTTAATTCGGTTTTATAAGACTGTGAACGAGTCGTGTTTTGGTAGATTCCGACTGATTCAAGATAACGTTCAACTTTCTTTTCGAACTGCTTTTCACCAGCCATAATTAACGCACCGTAAATTTCAAGTAAGGCTTACGCTTGGTAACTTTCGGATAATCTTTAATCAAACCATCGTATAATTCTGGTTCTTTCTGCTGCATTGCCTTGATGTCGATTGAGGTTGATTCACTACCTGCGACTTGCGTGATCTTGATATAATCATTGTCGATCGAAGTGATTCCAAAATTTTCCATTGATTCTTGCAGTGCTTGTTTAGCTGAGTCTTCTTGTTTCTTTAAATCTTTCTTGAGCTTGGATAACTGTGATAAGTTCTTGAACACTTCCAGGTTCTGCTGTTCAAATTCGGTTAATTCGTTAGCCATGATTTTCACCCTCCATTAATTTGTCCACTTCGATAATCTGATCAGTTGAAACTAAGCCAGAATTTTCATAATCACTTAATGCAGCATACGTGAGGTTCAACTCATCTTCATCAAGATTAACGATTCTTTTTACATACGTTAATGGTTTAAAACTTGTTGGTTCTCCACCAGCTAACCATTTAATTTCTGAATTTTCTTCGAATTTCTGCATTAACCAGTCCCATTCTTGCTTGTTGTTAACTAAAAAATATTTACTCATCTTCGCTCACCTCCTGAATGTGGATAAATTGAACTTCTTGCGGGTTAATAACAAATTGTTGCTGACCAGTGTCATGAGTGAATGATTCATTATTTTTGGTTGACTTAACAAACAACTTAACCATTTTCGTTGCTTCTTCCTCGCTCATTTCAAGTTTGATGTTTGGGACCCCACTACTCATATAAAACTTAACTTCTTTCACGTTTCTTACCTCCAACCTGGATCGATAAAATGATAATTGGCACGATCACGAACAATATTTCTGAACCGTGTCCGCTCATTCCAAATTGTGCCCGATAGTTATTGGCATATTCGATCACATAAGGACTAACTGCCAGACTCAGCAGACTTAAACCGCTCATTAAATAACTCATCAGTGTAATCTTTCCTTTCCAGTAATGTTTGATATATCTGTTCTTCAAGCGAACCCTTGCACATCATCAAGTAATAAAAGCAAGGTCGATCCTGTCCGATACGGTGGATCCGTTTCTGCGATTGTTCAAAAAATTCTGATTTTTCTGGTAGCGTGAAATAAATCATCTTATTAGCTTTTTGTAAGTTGATCCCCATTGAACCAGCCTGATATTGGACTAATGTGATCGAATCTGAACAATTCTCGTAATTATCTAAGTTCTTAACGTGTCCGTTGATCTCAGAGATTGGACGCTCACCACATAACTTCTTGAGTGTTTTCAGCTCTGCGTCAAAGTTGTAAAAAATAACTAACCGATCAGATGTTGATTCAATTAGATCTTGAGTTGCTTGTAACTTAGTTATCGAATACTGACCGCATAACTGGCGCAGTCCTAACCGTTCGGTCAGTGTCGTATCACCTAACAGCTCAACACGTGGGCTTACGTCCTTACCATTTGGGACTTTTGCATTATAGGGTGTACTTTTACGTACCCCCTTAGAATCATCATGAAACTCACCGTAACCGCCCCCACCTTTCATCACGATATATTTATTTTTCTTAAACTTCTTATACTCCTTAGACGGACTCACATAACGCTTGATAAACGTTTGCTCGGGTAAGTCGTAAACTTCCTTAGTCTTAACGAAAACTGCCCCATTGGCTCTTAATTTGCGTTTTAAGCGGTCAATATTTTGATAAGGCTCTTCTTTATCCACAATTTTGTGATACATATTCCCGACTTGAATCGTGGTCCAATTAACGTAAGTTCTATTGAACGCTGCTTCGGAGATTTTCCAACCAAGCAAGTGGGCTTGGGTCCATAAATTCTCATACTTGCCACTGACTGGTGTACCTGACAGTAGAATCACGTTGTCAGGTTGCATTTTAAGAATGAACTTGGTCCGCTTGGCTTTACCATTCTGGATCAGTGAACTTTCATCCAACATCAAAGTGAAATCTGTAAGGTCTAAGAACCACTTTCTGCGGAACAATAATTCGTAATTGATCACTGCGATATAAGATTGGTCTTGATTTTCAGTCATCCAAGTAATATTTTTCGGGACTGTGCAATCAATAACTTGCAGATCATAGTAAGTTTTAAAATGATCGATCCACATCGGGACCAGTGATTTCTGACAAACAACTAAGTTATGTTTGCTGTTTAGCCGGATAAGTTTTTCGGCTCCGACAAACGTTTTTCCCAAACCATTCAGCCCATGTCGAGATAATAAGCAACTCGATTTTGGTCTCTGGTTTCTGCAAGAACTTCTTCTTGGTGCTTAAATAACTTCAACATGTTTGGCATCACCACTCATCTCTAATTGGACTAAGCAGCATTTCTAAATCACCGCTTGAAAAAAGTAAACCTTGTAATTTTCCAAAATAATCAATCGTTAACGGTAGTTTTAATCGTTTAAAAACATAAACTGCGTCATACAGATATTTTGGATTGATCGTTAGTTTGATCGGTTGTGTCAATTCGTTGATCTTAACGGTCCATTTTCCGTGAGTAATTAAATTATCAGTGTGATCGATTGGTTTGACTCCAAACTCAATATAATCAGGTGCGAATTTGATTCTCAAACCGTTCGAGATTTCTTTACGTTCTGCATAAAACGGGTGAATCATGTCGTAAAAATGTTTAACATCTTCAATCTCGAACTGTTCGGCTGAACTCATTCCATATCGTTCAAAAACGTTGTCTACTGGGATCGGTAATTTATCGATCGTGTTTACATGGTCTGATTTTTGGCGAACCAAAACTTGACCATGACCGTAATACATAAAACCATCGAAATATTCGGGTTTCTGAAACGGTGCACTGTGGCGATCCGCAGGTTTCCATTTCTGATTCAATTTCTTGCAATGTGTTTCAAAAACTTTATCGGTCATGGGCGATTCGCTCCCATCAGATAATTGACTGAACAATGCAAACAATTGCTTAACTTCAACTTCTCAAACAAGGTCGGACGATAAACTTGCAACTCCATCGCTGCAATCGAGAGCCTTGAAACTTTGCTAAGATCCGCTAGTTGGGCTTGAGTGATTCCGAGTTGCTTGCGGATATGTTTTAATTGATTCATTTTTCTAACCACCTATCTACGCACCAGCGTGCGATTTTATAAACTCCAAACACGACCACTGCTAAACTCACACTTTCAAGTGGTGTTATAACGACACCCCCAAATATTCGCTTAAACCTGCCTTGCTGACGTGATAACGCCAACGGTTGTCAGATGTTTGAACTGCGAACCCAAACGCCACACGTTGCTGTTTTAAGGCTTCTCGCAAGGCTTGGGGTGAAAACCCGATCAGTTTCGCAGCTTCAGGGATTGGTAAACCGTACGGATCAGTTAACTCTGGTTCTTTTGGTTTAATCGTTGGTAAGATCTCATCAATGATCTGCTGATTTTTTGAACTTGGCTGAACTCCGTTGCAGTATGAACTAATTGATTGTTTGGAGATCCCTGTCAGCTCAGCAAGCTGTTTCTGGCTCATGTGCAGATCAGACAAACGTTGTTTTAAGTTCATTGATGATCACTTCCCGATCTCTAATAAGTCCTTGATTTGATCGATCCGCCCTGTCGGGTTTCGCTGACCTTTCAAAATATCGCTTAAATATGCTTGGGAGATTCCCATTTGATTGGCCAGCCATTTATAATTCTGGTCTCGCTTCCTAAGTGCTGCGAAAACTTCAATTTCCAAATTAGTTTTCTCACTCATTTTTTATTTACCCCCTTATTTATCTTTTAAGCTAAATAATTAGCAAAAATTATTGACTTGTTTGACCCTAAAAGATACAATAAGAGCATATTAAATAACAGTAAACACCGCCAAGTATTACTTCGTTATTGATATAACAGTTTATCTTAAAGGGAAAAGCTATCTTGCAAATAGCTTATTATTTAGCTCACTCATAATATACTACCCTAAAAGATAAATTACAAGTATTTTATCCAAAAAGATACAATTATTTTTAGGAGAGATTATTATGACAATTTACGATCGCATTAGGTTACTTGCTAAAAAGCAAGGAATTTCAGTTCGAGAACTAGGTAACAGATTAGATATTGGAGAAACGACAATCTATAAATGGAAAACTCAAACCCCTAAAACTGACATTTTATCCAAAGTTGCAGATGAGCTACATACTTCGGTTGATTATCTTTTAGGGCGAACAGCTGATCCTGATGATCTTTCTCCGGCTGAAAAGGAGGATGTGGGAGAACAAGCCGAAAAACTATTGGCTGGGCTTTCAGACAATGCTTCAGCTAACTTTTTCGGTGAACCAATGACTGACGAACAGAAATTAGCAATGCGGAGTGTAATCCAAACTGCTATGGAACTCAATCGCAAAATGGCGAAGAAAGATGATAAGTAGGTGGGCTTATTGAGTATTAAATCTGATGTGGGGGATCTGGTTAAACAATATAAAACTATTGATCCGTTTATTCTAATTAGTCGATTAGGAATCGGGTATTTGGAAACACCTTTTGATATGGAGACTTTAGGCGTAACAGTGACGAGTGATAATCATTCTACCATTACCCTGAATCAAAATATTTTAACGTTCCAAAAACCCTTTATTGCAGCACATGAGTTAGGCCATGTGATTGAGCATAAAGGCGAATCAACAACATTTTTCAGAGAGCAGTGTTTTGGATGCAACATCCCAAGAATTGAGGCAGAGGCAAACAAATTTGCATTTAATTTATTATTATTTGAGTTAAATGATAACGAAGTGGAATATAATAAGTATGACATTGTCAGACAATTAGAATTTCCTGATTCAATGGCAAGTTATATTTAATTTAGGGGGATGATAATTATGGGATTGTTTGATTTTTTCAAACCGCTAACTAGTAAAGAAAAATTACTAGCATTTTATAAACGGAGAAAATATAAAAGAATTCCTGTGTTACCAGATGAGGCCAATTGCAAGAAAATTATAAGTAATTATGAACGTTTACCATCAATGCTAGTTCCTAAAGATTACATGAATCGCGTAGAAGGAAACTTAATTCGTGGAGATATTGTCTTATTGTGGTGGTTAAATATGAAGAAAAGTCAAACTAAGATACCACAATATTTTCTATATACGTACGGTATCGATACAGATCAAGAGATCAGAAAACTCAAACAATATAAATACATTGATAAATCTGAAAATAGATATATTTTAACCAGTTCAGGCAAGCAAGTTTTATTAAGTCATGAAAAAATCATTCAAGAACATCGAGCGCCTCATAAAACAGTAAATTTAAAAGATGGACACATTGAATATAATTTAATTCATACGACAAAAAATTTTAGATCATCGGGTGATTTAGTCAAAGATCAAGACATCGGTCGAGAATTTGAACGTCAAAAAAATTATGTCAATGCAATAAAAGCTTATCATTCTGCGGAACGGTTGGCTCTCAAAGATCCACTATTTGAAAACAGCCCTCCACCAAATATTTATCGCAGATTGGCAATTATTTATCGCAAGTTGAAAGATTATGATTCTGAAATTAAGGTAATTAAAACTGGACTAAAATATTATCCAAACACCGTCCAATTTCAAGAACGTTTATCTAAGGCTCAAAAATTAAAGGAGGTTCACGAACATGTTTAAAAATAAAATTATTCTCTCAGTCATAAACGATCAAAAATACGAAACTAAGATCTTAACCAGGTCGAATGATAACTTCATTTTGGACGATCAAGAATACCAAGCAACTCACCTATTCTGGAACGGTTTATATTACAACACTGTTCAAGTAAGACCTGAAAAAATTAAAACCAAGTCCAATCATGGGATCGGTCGTGCTGTTGCAGGTGGGATCATTGCAGGTGCTCCTGGGGCGGTTGTCGGTGCGGTTACCGCTAGTAAAACATCCACTGTCCAAAAACCACTTACCACAACTTTACGAGATCCACAAAATGCGATCCTGGAATTGAAAAACGTCCAAACAGATGAACTCAAACAACTAACACTTAGTTTCATGACTGAGAACGGATTTTATAAATTCGAGAAAAAAATCGGTTTGCAGCACGAAAATTATTAATTAAAAAATCAGCCGAGCGCAAATTTGAGCTGGAGTACAAATTAAAAAATCAGCGTTCCATCCTGCAAGATTTAAACGCTGATCAAAAATATTAGTGTGCTTTTTTAATTGCACATTTTTATTTTAACATACCTTAGTTTATAATAATTCCAGTTACAATCTGTAACGCAACTGCCCCATGCGATACAGCTATTTTACGTTTTAATTTATAAAAATTCCTGTTACACCTATTTAAGAGCATAAAACCAACGTTTATAGCAGTTATTTTCGCTAGTTTAGAAAAATTCCTGTTACACATCTGTAACGCACGTGGCTCAAGAACTTCAGCGATTTATTTTGCAAAAACCACTACTTTTTTCCTTTTCCTGATTTATTTTTAAAAATAACTTATAGGGGTACCTCCTAATAAAAAAATTATTAATATAGGGAAAAAGCTGTGGTTTCTGTTACACCCCCTACTAAAACACTTGTAGACCGCTGTTACAGAGATGTAACTAGAATAATTCTAACCGTGGTCATCTGTAACATTATTAAACTAGGATATTTTAATATTTTTTAGGACATTTCTAAGTTAGGACATTAATTGTCCACGATAACATGTTATTAAAATTATAAGTTAAATTTATAGTTCGTGTTTTGTTATATTAAAAAATTTAATTATTCGGGTTTTACACCATACTTACAAGGAGGAAAATCGAATGAGATTACCAAACGGATACGGCTCAGTTACGAAATTATCTGGTCATCGCAGAAAACCATTTATGATAAAAAAGACAGTTGGATTTCAGGAAAACGGCAACCCAATTATCAAAATTATTGGTTATGCTGAAACACGCGAATCTGGACTTCAAATGTTAGCCGAGTATAATCACAACCCTTATGATGTTGACACTGCTAAAATTACGCTTAAAGAGCTATATGAGCGGTTCTGTAAATCAACTGAATATAAAAATAAATCAGAATCATTTCAACGTAATTTCAAAACCAGTTTTAATAAGTCCAAACCGCTGCATAATAAGTGTTATCGAGATATTAAGAAAATACACATGCAAACGATCGTAGATGAAGCTGGAAAATATGCGTCACAATCTAATGTAAAAAATTTCTTCTATAATCTTGATCGTTTCGCTTTTAGTTTGGATATTATCAATAAGAAATATTCTGAACTTTTAACACTTAGCAAGAACATCAAAACCAGTCAACGAACTGCTTTTACTGAAAAAGAAATAAATATCTTATGGAAACACTCTGATGATTTATGGGCGAAACATTGGCTTTGCTTAATATATTCTGGTTTTCGAATATCAGAGTATTTGAGTTTAACCAGCAAAACTGTTGATCTTAAAAATATGACTTTTCAAGCTGGAGTTAAAACGACTGCAGGTAAGAATCGGATTGTTCCAATTCATCACCGTATTCAACCCATCGTAATAGACTTGTTAAAATCTTCGAAAGATGGTAACTTAGCCATTGGACCCAAAAATTATATCCAAACAGTTGCACCTATGCGGATCAGCATGGAAAATTATTTAAGCGAAGTGAACATACCAAAACATGTGCTACATGAAGCACGTCACACTTTCCGCAGTTTGTTAGATAATAAGAATGGTAACGTAACTTCTATCAATCGTCTAATGGGGCATGTGTCTGGTGATGTTGGACAAGATGTTTATACACATAAAACAATAGAGCAACTGAGAGAAACAATCGAGCTTATTGACTAGTAACAGACTAGTAACAAATGAGCCTAAAAACGCTGATACATTAACCTTATAGTATAATATACTAAATAATTAAATCTTGATTGATTGTATATAGTCATTGATATATCAATATTCTTGACTCATAAAATAAAGATAAAACAGGTTAAATTAAT